TATGTGGGACAAGAAGAAATGCTTGTTGACTCAGTAACAGGAAATAAACTAACTGTGAAGAGAGCACAAGATAATACCACTGTTCAAAATCATGTTAAAGGTGCACAAATCTTGGGTATCAATTATACTGATGCTAAAGAGGATAATGCACTCATTGAGTTTGGTGATGATTTTGGATTTGATGGATCTATAGAATGAGGTTAAAACTATGGCAAAATATGACTCATTAAATGAAACATTAAACACTGATTATGATAAATCAGTAGAAATTGAAGTTAGTCCACAACCACCCATTCAAAAATCACAAGGTGATATTGACATTGAGAAGGACTACAAATATACTAGAGGACAGTTATATTCAATTATTGAGAAAGGACAAGAAGCAATTAATGGGATACTTGAATTAGCATCAGAGAGTGAAATGCCAAGAGCATATGAAGTTGCAGGTCAGTTAATTAAAAACGTAGCAGATGCTACTGATAAATTGATGGACTTACAGAAAAAATTAAAAGATGTAAATGAAGAAAAAGAATCTAAAGGTCCAACAACTGTTAACAATTCACTATTTGTAGGTTCAACTGCAGAACTGCAAAAGTTTCTAAAACAGAATGACAAACAATAAAGAGTCTCTAAATGATTTCTTCAAATCAATAGGTGGTGAGAAGAAAAAACTAAAAGAGGAAAAGAAAAAGATTATTGGTGATCTATCATTAGATAATCTTTTTTCCTCTATGGAGGCAGAGTCACGCAAAATTGAAGAAGAAAAGAAACAGTTAAAGAAAGATGTAGAAGCATTTAAAAATATCTTATTTAATGAGGAACCTAAAAAAGAAAAGAAACTTGAAAAACCAAAGATTGAACCAAAGGTTGAAAAGGAAGTTGAAGAGATTGCAACAGAGGAAGTTGAAGATAGCATAGTAGATAATGCTGTAAAAATATTAGATGTTATTAGTGAAGAAGTAGAAAATATAAAGACTGAACCAGATCTTGAAAAACTTAGAAAAGAAATAGAAGTATTAAAACAGGTAGTCTATGAACAAGGTGGTGGTGGAGAAGTTCGTCTTGAGTTTTTAGATGATGTAGATAGAGATAGTGTAAAGGTAGATGGTAAATTCTTAAAGTATCAATCATCAACTGGTAAGTTTATTGGTGCAGATGCAAGTGGTGGTGGAGCAGTTGGTGCTGCTGGTACATGGGCAGTGGATTCAGTTGGAATCAATACCAGTAAAAGTGTAGGCATAGGTGCAGATGCAGTATCAGGAATAAAATTAAATGTTGCTGGTAAAATACAATTAGAAAATCAAATAAAGTTAAGAAGTGATGATGGATCACCTGCAAGAATAGACTTATATTGTGAAGTAAACAATGCTCACTATCTAAGATTACAAGCACCTGCTCACTCTCAATTCTCAGGTAATCCAACTGTAACTTTACCAAACTCAGCAGGCACTATTGCACTTACTTCATCTAATATAAGTGGAACATCTGCTGGATTAAGTGGAACACCAAATATCACAGTTGGTACAATATCTGGCACCACTATTACAGCCTCTGGTGCTATTTCTGGAACAACAATCACAGGATCAAGTAATGCATCATTTTATAATCAAATTAAATTAAGAAGTGATGATAACACTCCAGCTAGAATTGATTTATATTGTGAAGATAATAATGCACATTATTTAAGGTTACAAGCACCACCACACTCTCAGTTCTCTGGTAATCCCACAGTTGTCTTACCAAACTCAGCAGGAACATTATTACTTTCTGATGGATCTGGTGCAAATTTAACTAATTTAAATGCATCAAATCTAAGTTCAGGAACAATACCAGATGCTAGATTTCCATCTGCATTACCAGCTATTGATGGATCTGCACTTACTGGAATTAGTGCTGGTACAGGAACAACTAGTATATTCAATGTGCCTGTCAATCTGAATAAAGGAGTTAATATCACAGGTATAACCACAGGATTAAATGTATCTGGTGTTGGTACAATTGGAACTCTACAAGCAACCAATGCAACAATATCTGGCAACCTCTCCATAGGGGGAACATTAACATATGAAGATGTAACCAGTATTGATTCTGTTGGTTTAATTACTGCCAGAAATGGAATGGTAGTATCTGGTGTATCTACATTTTTAGGATCTCAAAAAGGTATTAATGTAGTTGGTGTATCAACATTTGCTGGTGCTATTAATGCTAATGGTGGGGTAACAGGTGATCTAACTGGAGATGTAACTGGTAATGTTACTGGAAATGTGTCTGGTACATCTGGATCAACCACAGGAAATGCAGCAACAGCAACAAAACTAGCAACTGCAAGAACAATAGGTGGAGTTTCATTTGATGGATCTGCTGCTATTAATTTGCCAGGTGTTAATTCTTCAGGTAATCAAGATACTTCAGGTAATGCTGCAACTGCTACTGCACTAGAAACAGCAAGAACAATAGGTGGAGTTTCATTTGATGGTACAGGTAATATCAATTTGCCAGGTGTTAATGCTTCAGGTAATCAAGATACTTCAGGTAATGCATCAACTGCTACTGTTGCTACAAATGCTCAAGGATTGACAGGAACACCCAATGTTGCAGTTGGAAACATAACTGTCACAGGTGATCTTACAGTTCAAGGAACTACTAATTCTCAAACATCAACAGATACAACAGTCACTGGTATACTAACTGCCACATCACTTAATGTTGGATCTACTGCTACAGGAATTGGTGTAACTATAAATCAGGGTGGTGGTGTTTATTCTGGTATTATCACAGCATCTAGTTTTACTGGTGATGGATCAGGATTAACAGGAGTTGCATCTACTGATAATATCAATACATCAACACCAGCAACTATGGCAAGCATCAATGCCACTGGTATTGTCACTGCAAGTGGAGGATTTGTTGGTAATGTTACTGGAACTCTAACTGGTGCATCAGCAATAGTTGGATCTGCTGTTACAATTACTTCTGATGGCATAGATGCTGGAGCAACCACAGTTACTGCTAAAAAGTTTTCAGGAAATACTGCTCAAGGTGGAGGTAATGACTCTGTATTTCAAATGAATGGTATGACAGTTACACAAGATTATGAGTTTCCTGATGATCAATCTGCAGTGAGTGTTGGTCCTATCACTATAAATTCAGGTGTAGAAGTAACTGTTCCTGATGGACAAAATTGGGTAATCCTATAAATAAAAACATGGATACTAGTAATAAAGTGAACGAATCTTTAAGAGATTGGTTTGGAAAATCTAAATCAAAAGGTGGCAAACCTGGTTGGGTTCAAGCTGATGGATCTCCATGTGCCAATGAAAAGGGAGAAACTAAAACTCCTAAATGTTTTTCATCTTCAAGACTTGCAAGTTTAAAGAGACAAGGTAAAAAAGGTAAAGCAAAAATAGCAGCAGCAGTGAGAAGAAAAAGAGAGCAAGATCCAGGTCAACAATCTAAATCAGGAGCAGCAAAACCAACCATGGTAAGAACATTTGCTAAAAAGAAAGATTATAAATCTCATCCTAGTGGTGATCAATCAGGGACTAAATCAGAATCATACAATAGTCCTATAGTGAAGAGAGTTATTGAGAGGGCAGAAGTATTAAAAATATTAAAATCATTAGAAGAAAATAATGATCCTACTAATCCTAAATTATGGAATAAAGCAAAAGAGTTAGCAGAAGGAAGATTTGATTTCTATTCTCATGATGCACATGATTGGGCATCTAAATGGTATATTCAAAAAGGTGGAAACTGGATAACAGAAGAAAAAAGAAGAGAGGATCCAGAAGACAGAGAAATTTGTCCACATTGTAGTTGTGAACCATGTGAATGTGAGGATAGTCTATATGAGGCAGCAAGAGTCCCAACTCAATATGGTAATGTATATGATCTAACCTTTAACTGGAGAGGAAAGATGTATGCTATAAAAATGTTCTTCCCTAAAGTTTCTAAACCTCAAAAAGCAGAAGTTCAAAATGCATTAAGTAAAATTTATCCTGGTTCTGTTCTAAAAAGATTCTCTGTAACAGCATTTGATAATAGTGATTCTTATATTCATGTGGGTACAGATGATATGAAAGAGTCAGTGCAGATGTCTCCACAAGAATTGATGATATCAAAGAAGATGTCTAGATTGAATATACAGTTAGCAAAGAAAAGAAAACAAACTCTAGATAAGACAGATGTAGAAGATACAGATGAGACAAAAACAACAAATGAAGATTGGCAATCTGTAAATAGAAAAGATAAAACAGATGGTCTAAGTCAAAAAGCAGTCAATGCTTATAGAAGAGAAAATCCTGGTTCTAAATTAAAAACTGCAGTTACTACTAAACCATCTAAATTAAAGAAAGGATCTAAATCTGCAAAGAGAAGATTATCATTCTGTAGAAGAATGAAAGGAATGAAGAAGAGACTTACATCTGCTAAGACTGCTAGAGATCCAGATTCAAGAATAAATAAAGCACTTCGTAGATGGAATTGCTGATCTAGAATATTATGAGTGAAATTTATCTTGGTAATCCTAATTTAAAAAAAGCAAATACTCAAATTGAGTTTACTCAAGAGAACATTGAGGAGTATTTGAAATGCAAAGAAGATCCTGTCTACTTTGCTATGAACTATGTGAAGATTGTGACTCTTGATGAGGGTCTAAAATCTTTTGCACCATATGATTTCCAAGAGAAGTTAATTAATAACTTTCATGATAATAGATTTAACATTTGTAAAATGCCTAGACAGACAGGTAAATCTACAACTGTTATATCATATCTGTTGCACTATGTTGTTTTTAATGATAGTGTAAATGTAGGTATTCTTGCAAACAAAGCTGCAACTGCAAGAGAATTATTAGGTAGACTACAAACTGCATATGAAAATCTACCTAAATGGATGCAGCAAGGTATACTCTCTTGGAATAGAGGGTCATTGGAGTTAGAAAATGGATCTAAAATATTGGCAGCATCTACCTCTGCAAGTGCAGTTAGAGGTATGTCTTTCAACATTCTTTTTCTGGATGAGTTCGCCTTTGTTCCTAATCATATTGCTGACTCGTTCTTTGCCTCTGTATATCCTACTATTACTTCTGGTAAAAAAACCAAAGTCATAATAGTATCTACACCTCATGGTATGAACCACTTCTACAGGTTGTGGCATGATGCAGAAAGGGGAAAGAATGAATATACACCTACTGATGTTCACTGGTCTGAGGTGCCTGGTAGAGATGAAGTATGGAAAGAACAAACAATTGCAAATACCTCAGAGCAACAATTTAAGATAGAGTTTGAATGTGAGTTCTTAGGATCTGTTGATACTTTGATAGCACCTAGTAAGTTAAGAGCATTGATATATGAATCACCATTAACACAGAATGCAGGTTTAGATGTATTTGAACAGGTAAAAGATAAACATGATTATATCATTACAGTTGATGTTGCCAGAGGTGTTGGAAATGACTACTCTGCATTTGTAGTTGTTGATATCACAGAGTTTCCACATAGAGTAGTTGCAAAATATAGAGACAATCAAATCAAACCAATGTTGTTTCCAAATATAATATATGAGATAGCAAAGAATTACAATGAAGCATTTATATTATGTGAAGTAAATGATATAGGAGATCAGGTTGCTAGTATCTTACATTATGATCTTGAATATGAAAATCTATTGATGGCATCCATGAGAGGAAGAGCAGGTCAAATTGTAGGACAAGGATTCAGTGGTAAGAAAACTCAACTTGGTGTCAAGATGTCCAAGACTGTTAAAAAGGTAGGAGCATTGAACCTCAAGACTATGATTGAGTCAGATAAATTATTATTTAAAGATTATGATATACTATCTGAACTAACTACATTCATATCAAAAAGTAATTCATTTGAAGCAGAAGAAGGATCTAATGATGACCTAGCAATGTGCCTTGTCATATATGCATGGTTAGTCAATCAAGATTATTTTAAAGAACTTACAGATCAAGATGTGAGAAAAAGATTATATGAGGAACAAAAGAATCAAATAGAACAAGATATGGCACCTTTTGGATTTATTGAAGATGGATTGGATGAAACCAGTTTTGTAGATCAAGAAGGAGATAGATGGTTTACTGATGAATATGGAGATAGATCCTATATGTGGGATTATAGATAGTAATAGTTATTAATTAAATTATGTTTTCAGTATTAAATGTAGTTGAAGCATGGAATGAAATCTCATGGGCAGATGCTGTTCCATTTACTTTAGTTCTTATTGGTCTTTACTGGGTAAAGGTAAAAATAGATTCCAGTGTTGGTTTAGGTAAGAAAGGAAAACAACTCAAGAGAATTATTAAAGAAGCAATTAATGAATCAAAAATTAATTAAGTGATATGTTATCTCCACAAGAAGTAAATAAATCATTAGATGATATAAGACCCTATATTGAAGCAGATGGTGGATACTTGGAATTTGTGGAGATTGATTATAATCTAGATGAAAATATAAGAATGTATTATGGTGTAAGAGAAAAGGAAGAGGCAGCAGTGGTCAAGGTTAGATTGCATGGTGCCTGTTCTACTTGTGTTATGAGTGCTCAAACTCTTAAGATGGGTATTGAAAGACATCTTACTACTCACTTTCCAGAG